CTCTAGATGGTGGTAAACACCAAGAAAGAGTTTTAGAATTCTTTACAGCGTTCGGATGCCGGAATGCATGCCCTCTAAAATGAGCAGCACATCCCCTCGTTTAATCTAACGTAGGCAAATCTGCACCACAGTGTGGTAGAGCTTTCGGTGCACTGGAGTACAACGCAAGGGACTCTCCCCCAAGATACGTTGTTAGTGAAATGGAGATGCTGGGCGGACTGGCTTAAGGCCGTAGTCCACCTCGTATATACGTTCTATGACGCTGGAACATATATAAGTCGTCTTCAGATTGTGGCTAGGAACTGTTCTTATAAGATTAGAAAGTGCCACAAATTCGCACTCTGGTACGTGGTACCTCTTACTAAGTGCTGCGGTGCTAATCCATCTCCTCCGTGACGGCGGAGTTGATGGATAGAAATGTTTCTTTTCGTGATCAAGAAATTCAACTTCCTTGTCACCATTGTAAACATCGCGCAGTGCTTGAAGTACAATATTGTTACCTGAGTGTTGATACCCGCGGACGACAGCGGAGCACCAATCAAAAGACCTTATTCGTAAATCACCCCTCCCAGGTAACTCACGATCTGCTTGCCCGAATGATCTTAATATTGCCCCGAGGTTAAGAAAAGATCTCGGGGTATCATCAAGGCAGGAATCCCAGGAATGTTTTAGGAATTGACACTCTTCGAGCGTGTTCCTCTCATAACAGGTAACTTTATAACCGCAGGCTAAGGCACTAGCGGCGACCTGTTCTTTTGTTCGCGCCCCATCAACAATACATCTGGTACATATAGCCAGACTCGCTAGGTTGTTAAGCAAGGTGGTTAATGTGGTTCCAGAGAATTCGATTGGATATCTGGGCTTAAATTTGAGAACATTCCTTTTCCTAGCAGGGTCTCTGTGGTATAGCGTATTACTACATTGAGATATTGTACGCTCCATAACATCAGACCACTGTGGCAATCCATCTGCCAAAGCTTGCGCCTTGGCAAAGACATGCTCAGTGTTTGACATGTCACATGAACTAATATCCACCTCAAAATACTTCCCGTCAAGCTTCATCAACATGTCATCAGAAAAATAGTAACACTGATTATTCTTACGGTCACGCATCGCGAGGCCAATTTCATCCATAACCTCCGGTTCTGCACTAGCGATGTAACTCATTGTGCTAGTTCCGATGCTTCGCGTCTTGAAACACTTCTTTATAGTGTCACATAAGTAGCCGCCAAGCAGGGATCCAGCTGTGGAGTAATCACCAATGTATCGCGGTGGTTTTCCTGGTTTAGCTTTCTCAAAGAGTTTCAGTTTACCTTGAATCGATACTGTGAAACATGTGCGCAACCTACCTTCGTTCAAGAGTTTTGAAAATTCTCGCAATCTAATAGGTCGTTTTTGGTGCTTCATTTCAGCATAAACTTTCAAGGCCTCTTCAAC